CCAGGACCGGAACGACCGAATGCCGGCGACCTGTGAGAACGGAGCACGCTGGGCTCCGTGCTGTCCGCCGCTGACGATATTGACGCTCGAGGCGAGCATCGGCCGGCGACGTCGGTGATGCGGAAGGCGGTCGCGTACGGCGATGACTTCGAAGAAGTCACCGGATCGCATCCGATCACGGACCTCCTCGCTCGAGCGAATCCGTTCCTGAATGGCTTTGATCTTTCGGTGCTGCGAGTGCTCTACGGCGAGCTCACCGGCAACGCCTACCTGCATCCGATCATCGACGAGGGAACCGGGCTGCCGGCGGAGCTCTGGCCGCTGGCTCCGCACTACGTCGAGGTCATCCCGTGCGACGACGAGTTCATCAAGGGCTATGTCTACGGCGTCGACTCGCAGCACAAGCAGATCTTCGATCCTGACGAGGTGATCCACTTCCGACGACCGAATCCTGGGAACTACTTCTACGGGCTCGGCAAGGTCGAGGCGGCGTACGGCGTCATCCAAGCGAACGAGGCGATCCATGAGATGGACCTCGCGACGTTCGCCAACTCGGCGCGACCGGACTACGCGGTCGTCGTCAAGGGCTCGCCGACCGGCGATCAGCTTGATCGCTTCCAACAGCAGGTCGAGAACCGGCTTCGCGGCACGCGGAAGGAAGGCTCCTTCATTGCGATGACCGGCGATGTTCAGTTCACTCCTCTGAACTTTCCGCCGAAGGATCTCGCCGGCCGCGAGGAGATCGTCGAGGAGATCGCGGCGGTGTTCGGCGTGCCGGTGTCGATGCTGAAGGCGAACGATCCGAACCTCGCCTCGGCTCAGACCGGCTTCGCTCAGTGGCGAGAAGGCACGATCCTCCCGCTCTGCCGCATGGACGAGGAAGAGCTGAATCAGACGCTGCTCCCGATGTTCGGACTCGAGGACACGCACTGCCTCGCGTACGACAACCCGGTGCCGGCAGACCGAGCGTACGAGCTCCAGGAGCGTCAGACGGCCGTCGCCGGCGGCTGGCGAACTCCGAACGAGGCACGCATCGAGGAAGGCAAGGAGCCGATCGACGACGAGTTCGCCGATCGTCTGCTCGTAGGCGGCCAGCCGATCGGCGGTGCTGCTGGAGGGTTTGGCGGTGGGCTGCTCTCCATGGATGCCGATCCCGCCGACTCAGGTGGCGAGGCCGGAATGGACGGCTATTTCGCGTCCTCGCTGCTTCAGTCGGTTCGAGAGCGAAAAATCACCGGCTACACCGCGACGAAGATGCTCCAGCAGATCGGCTTCCCACGATCCGTCGCCGAGCGGATGGTCGAGGCTGAAGACAAGGCCGCCGATGATGCGGCCAAAAGAGAGAAGATTCACCGCATGCCGGGCGAGCCGTTCGACGACTGCGTCGAGCGTGGCATCGAGGTCGTCCTTGCCGAGGGCTACGACCGCGACCAGGCCGTCGCGATGGCCTACGCGATGTGCGAGGGCTCAAAGCGTGCCGGCGACGAGAAGGCGATCGAGGACGTCGACCTTCAGCCGACCGAGCAGATGGCGGCACTTGCCGAGCGTGGACTGAAGCTCCGCGAGGAGTACGGTCGCGGCGGCACCGAGGTCGGCGTCGCTCGAGCTCGCGACATCAAGAACCGGGCGAACCTGTCGCCGGAGACGGTCGGCCGGATGGCGAACTTCTTCAGCCGGCATCGCGTCGATCTGGATGCACCGGCGGCCGATCCGGACCACGAGGACTACCCGTCTGCCGGCGTGATCGCTTGGCTGCTTTGGGGAGGGAACCCTGCGGATCCGGACGGAGCCGGTGCGGCGTGGGCTCAACGGAAGATGGACGAGCTCGAGCGAGCCGAGGAGAAGGCCGACGAGCCGACCGAGGAGAAGGCGTGCGGCTGCGGCTGCGAGACGGTCACGAAGGCCGCCAAGGTCTACGAGTGGCCGGAGGAGACCAAGTGGTACCGGCTCTCGATTGAGGGACTCGAGGACGACTACGACCGGCTCCGGCCAAAGGCTGCCGAGGATGAGCCGACCGCCGATGATGACATCCGGGAAGGCGAGAGGCGAACGCCGGCAATGGCGATCCGGGCGATTGTCGAGGACGGCCTCCAGAAGGTCCAGACGCGGCTCGTGAGGGCTCTCGAGTCCGGCGAGGTCTCATCGACGCCAAAGAAGGCGAACGGCCGCAAGGAGGCGATCAGGAAGATCCTCGAGGATCTGGCCGGCGTCTCGGGCAAGATGCTCGATGATCTCGTCGCGGCGTTCGAGTCGGCGGCGATCGGAGGCCAGTCGGTCGGCATCTCGCGGATCAACGAGATCCTCGCTGCGACCGGAGCCGGGCGGATCTCCGTGCCGGCGGTCTCGGACGCTCTCGCCAAGGCTCTCCAGAAGCGAGCGGCTCTCATCGTGCAGAGCGTCATCGACGAGACGGTCCGGTCGTTTGATTCCGGGCTCGGTCAGACGTTCTCGATCGAGAAGGAGATCGATCGACTCCGCTCGGGCTATGGCTACAGCCGCGACCGCGCCGAGGTCATCGCTCGGACCGAGTCCGCCAACGCCTATCACGAAGGACAGATCGACGCCTGGAAGCAGTCGGAAGCCGTCGAGGAGAAGCACTTCCTCAAGGCCGCCGGAGCATGCGAGTTCTGCGACGCCGTCGCGAAGCAGTACGGACCAGGAGCCGAGGCACTTCCGATCGACGCTCCGATGGTCAAGGCCGGCCAGACGATCAGAGGCACCGGCGGCGGCACGTTCAAGGTCGGCCGCAGTTCTCAGGGCATCGTGCATCCGAACTGCCGGTGCGACTTCGTTCCAGTTCTGAAGGACTTCGGATGATCCGCAAGACTCTCTCCGCCAATATCGAGAAGGCCGCCGGCGTCAAGGTCGAGGCGACGATCACGACCGAGACGATCGACCGCGACGGCGAGGTGCTCATCTCGCAAGGCATGAATGCCACCGAGTACGAGCTGAACCCGGTCGTCTTCTATAACCACGACTACGCTCAGCCGATCGGCAAGATCTCCGAGCTGCGTCGCGGCAAGGGCAAGATCGACGCGACGATTCAGTTCGCGCAGCGACCGGAGGGCTTCGAGGGATCGTACTTCCCGGAGTTCATCGAGAGCCTCGTCGATCAAGGCATCGTCAAGGGCATCTCGGTCGGCTTCGTGCCAGAGGCTGGCGGCGTCCGCAAGGCGAGCCCGAAGGATCGCGAGGACTACGGCGATCAGGTCCGGCAGGTCTACTCGAAGTGGAAGCTCCTCGAGGTCTCCGTCGCTCCGCTGCCGGCGAACGCGACCGCACTCGTCTCGGCGGTGCGAAAGGGCGTCATCAACAAGGACGACGCCGTGCGATGGCTCGACTTCGACGCGAATCGTCGGATGATCGAGATCAGTGTGCCGAGTCGAGGTCGTCTTTCGACTATCTGAGATGCAACGCGATATAGTCGCGATCCGGGCGGATGGCCGCTAGGGCCGGGCCGATGGGTCAATGACACGAGCGCGAATCGTTTTCGTCATTCACTCACAGGTCAAAGGAACTAGCGATGAAGATCGTGACCCTTGCGCAGGTCGAGAAGGATCTGCAAAACCTCGCCGATCAGGTCGGCGAGAAGGGCTTCGCACACGCGAAGGCTCTGTATATGGAGAAGGTCGCCGTCGTCGACGAAGAGGGCACTCCGCTCTCTGCCGACGAGATCGAGGTCGTCCTCATGCCGAAGCCGGCCGAAGAGAAGGCCGACATGATGGAAGAGGACGAGGAAGAGAAGGCCGTCGAGGCGGTCGAGGCTCCGGCTCCCAAGTCCGCTCCGGCTCCTCGTCGCAAGGCCGCGTCGGTCGCCGCTCGCATGTCGGCTCCGGCGATCGTTCGTCCGAAGGTCTGGAGCTCGCTCAAGAACTTCAAGAACGACGATCGCGGCGACGCCGTCGAGAAGGCTCTTCGCTTCGGTCACTGGCTGCTCGCCTCGCGTGGCAACCGCAAGAGCCTCGCGTTCTGCGATCGTCACGGCATCGAGGTCAAGGCTCACACCGAAGGCGTCAACACCGCCGGCGGCTTCCTTGTGCCGGACGAGTTCGAGACCGAGCTCATCTCGCTCCGCGAGCAGTTCGGCGTCTTCCGTCGTGAGGCTCGAGTTCGTCCGATGTCGAGCGATACCCTCCGGGTGCCGCGACGCTCGGCGACTCTCACCGCCAGCTTCGTCGGTGAGGCGACTGCCGGCACCGAGTCGACTCAGACCTTCGAGTCGGTTCTGCTCGTCGCGAAGAAGGCGATGGTCCTGACCACCGTCTCGAACGAGCTGAACGAGGACGCCTTCGTCAACCTCGCCGACGATGTCGCGGGCGAGATCGCCTACGCCTTCGCCAAGAAGGAAGACGAGTGCGGCTTCATCGGCACCGGCACCTCGACCTACGGCGGCATCCAGGGTGTCGTCGACATCATCGAGAACGGTACGACTGCGGTCCAGTACTACGACGCCGCTCTCTCCTCGAGCTTCGCCGATCTGTCGCTCGACAACATCGGAGCGTTCATGGGACTCCTGCCGGCCTACGCCGACACCCCGAACGCGAAGTTCTACATGCACAAGGCCGTCTGGCACGGTGCGTTCGAGGCGGCTCTGACCTCGGCGGGTGGAACCTCTGCTCGCGAGATCAAGGAAGGCTATGCCGGTCAGCCGACTCTCTTCGGCTACCCGGTCGTCTTCACGCAGGTCATGCGGTCCTCCTACACCGCTGACAAGATCGTCGCTCTCTTCGGTGATCTGACCCTCGCGGCCTCGTTCGGCGATCGCCGGCAGACCACGATCCAGATCTCGGACTCGGCTCTGAACGCCTTCGAGCAGGACGAGCTCGCCATCCGTGGTACCGAGCGGTTCGACATCAACGTCCACGACGCCGGCGACAGCACGACCACCGGTCCGATCGTCGGCCTCCTCGCCTGATCCTTCTGATGACTTCGGGGAGGCTCGGTTCGCCGGGCCTCCCCTGAAAGGACTCCAGCTATGCAGAACCTCGCCGCCACCAAGGCCGCGATCCTGGTCTCGCCGCAGAGCGCGACCGATCCGACCGAGTCCTACGTCGACACGCTCGGCTTCGACTCGGCTCTCGTCCTCATCTCTCTCGGTGCCACTGGTGCCTCGGGCATCTCCGCGCTGAAGCTCCAGGAGAGCGACGCGTCCGGCTCCGGCTACACCGACATCGTCGACTTCGACGGCGATGCCACCTACACCGACATCGAAGGCAGCACGCTCGCTCTTCCGGGTGCTGGCAACGACGACGAAGTGTGGGTCGTCCACCTCGACCTTCGCGGTCGGAAGCGATACCTGAAGTGCGTCGTCGACTCGGCGACCAACGCTTCGGTTCTCGGTGTGACTGCGGTCCTCGGCCGCGCCGGAGAGTCGATCGCCACCAACGCCGGCCACACCTCCAGCACCGTCGGCGGTGCCGGTGTGTTCGTCGAGATCTGATCCTCTTTCTCCTTTCTGAGGGCGGGCGGGGGCTTCGGCTCCCGTCCGCCCGAAGGGTAGCAGATGGCCGTCGACACCTACGCACTCGTCACGCTCGCGCAGCTCAAGAACTGGCTCGGGATCACGTCGACTGATGATGATGTGATCCTCGAGGACGCGATCGATCGAGCGACGTCCATCATCGAGACGCACTGCGACCGCAAGCTCAAGAGTCGCGTCTTCTACGAGTTCGTCATGCCGCAGGGCGAGCGAACCGTCACCGTCGACAACTATCCGATCGTCTCGATTGACACGATCGCCTACGGCTCCGCGATCTCGATGACGATCGAGAGCGATTCGGCATCGACCGATGTGCTCGCAACCGTCGAGAACAACGGCACGAACATCAGGCTCCGGAAGGTCGCCTCGGACGGCACGAGCACGACGGCGACGCTTGCGCTGGCGGATTATCTGACGACCTCGGCCATCGTGAACTACATCAATGCGAGCGTGTCCGGCTGGTCGGCAACTCTGACCGAGAACGCTTACAGCTTCAGCCTCTACCGCTTCGGCGGTCGAGGCGTGATCGATGCACCTTGCAACTTCGAGTACCCGCGCGACAACGTGTCCGAGTACCGGGTGGACTACTCGACCGGACTGATCCATCTGATCGCGGATCGGTTTCCCGGCATCCGATCGGACGATGCTTCGGCGAACCGATTCCCGTCGGGCTTCTATCCGGTGTTCGTCCAGTACACCGCAGGCTTCGAGACGGTGCCGGCGGATCTACAGCAGGTCTGCATCGAGGTCGCGGCCGATCTCTACCGTGAGCGGAAGCAGGACAAGACGATCACGAGCGAGAGCCTCGGCGACTACTCCTACACGCAGGCTGGCGTCGCCGAACTCCTCGAGGGCCGGATGGGCAAGCTCGCCGGCTACCGGGAGATCAGATGACGATCTCGTCCCTCGTCGATCGATTCGGCGTCTCAGTGTCGATCCTTCGGAAGGCGACGGACACGAAGGACTCGAGCGGCGGTCGCGTCGAGACGTGGGCTCGGTCCTCGACTCTGACAGGCTTCCTGCAAGTCCGGGCGAATGCTGACACCGTCGCCGGCGGTGCCGAGCGATCGACGCAGACGGCGACGATCTACTTCCAGGGCAAGCCGACGATTCGCGTCCGCGATCGGATCTCCTACGGTTCGACGATCTACGAGGTCTCGTCGGTTCGTGTTCCGGATGAGCGTCCGCTCTCGGATGCCTTGTGCTACACGATCGTCGAGGCGACGGAGGTCTTCGGCTAATGGCATCGAAGCACAATCTCCGAGCGAAGCCGGTCAGCGACGCGATGCGTGATGAGCTCGCGTCGCTCGTCAACCGCACCGGGCTCTTCTATCAGACGAAGGTCAAGGAGATCCTCAACCTCGCCAAGTCGCCGCCGGCCTCGTCACCAGGACGACCGCCACACAAGCGAACCGGCACGCTCGGGCGATCGTTCCGCACGATGCCGACTCGCAAGGTCGGGAAGCGGATCATCCTAACGCTCGGCACGGACGTCGTCTACGCTCGGCCGCTCGAGTACGGTACGAGCCGGATGACTGCTCGACCGTTCCTCGGACCGACCTATCGGAACAAGAAGCACCGAGCGGCGGTCGATCGTGAGATCGCGAAGGTGAGCGGCCGCATCCGTGCGGCGATCCGTCGGAAGGCAGGACCGCCACGATGAGCAACTACTTGATGCGAGGCTTCTACTCGCGACTCAACGCTGACACGGGCGGCGGCACGAACGCAGTCCGGACGGCCGTCACGGATCGGATCTACGCTGTCGAGGCTCCGGCGTCGAGCACGCTTCCGCTCGTCGTCTACTCGATGGATGCTCCAGACACCGAGCGATTCTTCTCGGGCATCGTGCGATCTCGGGCGGTGTTTACGGTCTCGGTCTTCGGAAAGGTCGAGGCCGGTCCGGACGCGGTCGCCGACGTCGATCGAAAGGTGTTCGATCTCCTCGACCAGCAGGCGGTCACGGTCACCGGACACGACCGAGGGTATATTCGAGGCGTCTCGCGTGGGACGCCGACGGCGGAGGGCGAGTACTTCCGCTCCGATTCGACTTTCGAACTAGTCGCCACGACTACTTCCTGACGAGGACTCGCGATGACGTATGCAATCGGCTCGGACGGCTCGGTCACTATGCCGACCGGCTACAAGGCTCAGATCAACACTTGGTCCGCGACGCTTGCTCGAGCAACGCAGGTCGTCACTGGATTCGGAAACGCCGGCCACCAGCGACGAGCAAGCGGTGTCCTCGACATCACTGGCTCCGCCGGCGGCGTGCCGGAGGACAACGTGTCGTCGACGAGTGCCTTTGGGATCGGATCGAGCGCGGCCGGTGCTGCCTTGACTCTGAACATCACGAGCGG